CACCATAGATCTTATGAATCATCTGGTCAGGATCAAACGAATCGTCAGTTGTTGCATAATCTGCAAAGTCTGATGCCATCTGTTCGACAAGAGAAGTTGTCGGTACAACGAGCAAGATTTGACTGTTGTGATTCTCAAGAAACCAACGACAGATCAGATAAATGATCAGAGACTTGCCCGATGCGGTGGGAGAGAGTAACAGCGCACTCTTGTTGTTCAGTGCGTGTTCTACTGCCTCGAGTTGGTAGTCCCTCGGATCGATCGTGTTACCCTTCGAGGACAACGGTAGATCTTTGACAAAGGACATGTCAACTTGCTGAGTTGATCGAGGAAGCCCGTAAATGGGATCTTCCAGATGTTCAATCTCATATCCTCGGCCTTCTGCTTCTGCGAATGCTTTGATGTACTCATACAACCCCGCATAGATTTGATTTGTTCGATTACATAAAAGGCGCAGTTTGCCGTCCCAGACCCGATTCTTGTATGCCGGCATATGTTGATATCCGGGAACAAAAAATGTGAAGAACTCTGACATCTCCGCAAGCACACCGCGATCTTCGCACTGAACTTGTAAGTACGCGTGATTCACTTTGCGGAGACGAATAGTTTCTGTCATTAGATCCCTGATGTAAACTTCTGCCATTCTATGGAGTTGCGGATTGTCTGATGGCGCCAACGAATGTTATTTATGATCTCTTCCAGAACCGCAACCAGTTCCTTGAGATAGTCGATGCGCATCTTCGCATTCTGAATGTCCTCGTCTGCGTCATAGAATCGATCCATATCGCCTTTCAGAATCTTGAGACCATTGAGTGGATCGTAGTCCCATCCACGCGCATCCATCTCGTCTTTGGACATCTTGCCGTTGTACCAAAGAAACTTGTCTTTGAGTAAGACGTTGAACTCGGCCTCTTTACGTTTGAGTTGAAGTCGAGTGACCGATAACATTTCAAGATACTTAGCATGAAGACGAGCGGACTCCTGAGATGCCTCATCGAGTTTGAGTTCGTCGATCTCGGAGTCCGTCTTCCACATCTCAAGTACGTCTTCTAGACGTATTGCCATAATCCTACCTCACTGGTTCATAATACAAAAGTATTTATATTACTGTCTCTGCTGCCTCATTATGTGTGAGTTGAGCATCCAACCGTGTTTCTTGTGAGCACGAAGCCGTTCGACGAGCATATCCTCGATATCTTCTTTGTCCTCATCATCAGCCGCAGTCATGGCAATCTTGATAATACGGATCACTACGTCGTTCGCCTTTACGAGATTCTCCATCTGATCGCTGGCATAGACGACCACCTCGTCCTCTTCAGCAATCTGTGAGATCTCGGAAAACTCGGCGAGTGATCCGGCAGGAAATTTGCCAAGTGCACGAATATTCTCTGCGATAAGATCGACCGCTTCGTATGTCTCCTCGTAGATCTCTTGATAGAACTCGTGGTGTGAGTAGAAACCCATGTCCATCACGTTCCAGTGATATCGTTGAGCCTTGAGCGCGAACGCAAAAGTTGAAGCAAGAAGTACGTTAAGATCATTTTCCAACATTTTTATTTCACCTTAAAGTATGAGTAACCGAATGTAACGTCACCGACAAGATATTCGACATCAGTATTCTTTGCGTCGAAGTCGAGTGTCGAGAGTGTCGTAGGATACGCATCGACGAACTGAATCTCTCGTGACACGTTGTTGTTTGAGTTTAGAACAAGCAGAGAAAGATCGCGCGTCTTACGAATGTTGCGATCCTCGGGTTCTGTCACAAGACCAACGAGCCATTCATGTATCTCATAGTAGTTCTCTAGTTGTTCGTCCACAATGAATGTACAACTAAAGTCAGAATACTCGACCTTATCTCCAGCAATTGCAATCGTTCTCTGTGGTGTCGCATACGTAGCAGCACTCACGCTAATTTCTGGAATCGACGCAGTCTGCACAGAGAACTGAGCGTTGGGATATCTCTGCGAATCGATAATGAGTCGAAAACCAATAGGACTCGCATACGTGATATCTCGCACTAGTGAGTTTGATGCTGAGTCTGAAAAATCTACATTAGTATCATATGGCATTATTTCTCAATATCCTCGTTGCCTGCTACAATCTTTTCAAGATGAAGAAATGGAATTCTTTCGTTTGGGACGTATCGCCAATAGTGATTGATCTTTGTTGAATTCTCATTCGTTCTATAAATTCCAAACACGGTCGTTGCAAATCCGATCTTGACAATAAGCGCACGTTCGCCATCAAGAATCACCTCGTCACCCTCATTAAACTGACGAGAGAACTTAAACGAAAGTCCTTTAATTACTCTACCTGCCGTATCTCTTAACCATAATGTAATAATGATCGCCACTGCGCCGGAGATAAAAGGTGTGATTGACTCTGCAATCTTATCCTCTAACATCGACTGCCATCCTATTTATCTATAGTACTATTTATACATTACGAATGATACACATAGACAGCATTACCACAGTCCCAGATTCTATTGTATCCATTCATCGTCATGTTTTCGCTTTCAGTGAGTCTTGAGTCGTACTTATCGAGCATATCTCTAATCTTATACTTTTGATACTTTACTCGAGACTGAAGATGTAATTCGTTACCCTTGAAGTAAAAGTAGTTTGGATTTGAATCGGATTGTCGAGTGAATCCGCACTTCTCGTATACTCTGCCTTCACCGAATCGGAGATCGGCGTACGTAATACACGAAGACACGTTGTACCGAGAAAAGAAGTACTTAAAAAGTTTTGATGCACCGCCGACGATCGTGTAGTCCGAATGTCCAGTCATTCGTGCACACTCGTACTCGACACTCTTATTGTATCGCGTTCGGCTAAATGTAATCACCATCACGAGTTCATTTTTATAAAGTAAACCAAGGTGTACGCTTCCACCAACTGTTCCGCTCAAGTGATGATCGCGATGGAATTGATTGGCTTCTTTGGATTCGATCTCTCTTACGATGGTGTTTCGAGCAAAAATTCGAGTATTCGCGCGAACGTGCGTTCTAATAAGAGCTCTTACCTTTTCGATATCATCGGTTTCAAATACAGTAATAAGGCGATATCCTTTCTCACGGCACTTAAGATACTTATTCCGATGGTAGTTCCTCGTCTTACCCATTGCTTCGCTGTGCCAATATATTCCGCAGTACTCGATCGCCAGTTTATGTTTATGTGATACAATGTCAAGTTCAAACGGAGCGATCAAAGAACGATCAGACTGAATAAAAGAATCGTCCAGAGTCTGACAATACTCAAATAACTGATTCTCTGCACGTGATGCGTTGGTCGATACATCGATGCCGTAGTCGTTGAGCCAACCAGAGACAATGTGTTTGTCGACGCCGTATTGAATCGAGAGTTCATATATGTTGTGACGATCATACTCGTCCTTGAGCGTCTCGTATGAAGGACGAATCTTTTCGTGCCGCGTGTTATGCTTGATACTTGCAGTCTCACCAAGTGAACGAACGGGTATCGAATAAGAGTCAAACCATCGCATTAATTTAGCATGACCGATATTGTAGTATGAGAGTAGATCCGCAATACTCGAGCGACGGTATCTCTCGACCAACTCTTCTTTCGCTGGTTTGTTCTTCTCATCGGATCGACGAACGATCGACTCACTCAGAGTCATTCTCTCGATAGAATAGCGATCAAGCAAATCATTCATCACTCGTTCCGTCACGCCTAAGTTCTTCGCAGACCTTCTGACGTTGCCGTCATATGCTGCCATTACTTTGTCCTTCGTCGGCAAAGTATCCGGCACTGTACGAGATCTACCAGAGTTCTTAAACTTAGCCGCGTCGTTAGGATCAACGTATTCAGCCTCTTTTTTAATAAGATATCGCGAGAGACCTGTACGTTCAATGGCCTGCTTAATGGAATCGTAATGAGTACCGCGGAAAATAATCGGTGTGATTGAATAGTTGTTCATATGCGTTGATTTAAAAACCTGCTACAGAATATACTATTATATATCAAATTAGCAATTTTGTAAACGCGCATAAAAAAAGAGGGACCCGAAGGTCCCTCCTAGTATATCCCTTAAGGATGGTTGAGTTAATCTACGATTAACCCTCGCCCAGGATATTGTCGACTTTGAAGATTCTGTAGTATTCGTTCTCACGAACGTTACCGATTGAATCGACAGGAGTCGAGTTACCAGTTGACGTACCAACGAACGGATTCGCGACCATGCCGTAACGAGTCTTGAAACCAATCTTCGGCTGGAACGTGTTCTCACCAACCGCACGAACCATGGTAAGCGGAACGTATGGGCAGTAGAACAGACCAGCGTCGTACGGGTTAGAACCGCGATAACCAACAGTCAAGTAGTTCACAGTTGCATATGGATCGATGTAAACCTTCATGCCACCCTGAAGTGTACCAGCAAAGGTATTACCCGTGTCGTCAACCTGCAGGTTGCTGTTGGCTGACAGAGCAGGCGTGTTGTCAAGTGAACCAGTTGCTGAAAGAGCAGCAGCGACGTCCGAGGAACATAGGATAAAGTTGCCCTTACCGCGACGTGTATCCTTCGAAATCTGGTTGGCTTCACGCTGAAGCTGAACCAGAAGGCCCTTGTACTTCTCAACACTCCA